TGTGGATCCTGGTCAGGTCCCCGTACATGGACGCCATCCACTCGGTGGTGTTGAATCCAAGTACACCGATCTGGCGGAACCTGGCTGTGCCAGCCTCCAAAGCGTCGAAGTCGAAGTCGGCCCGGCTGCGGCCAATGGTGGAGAACTCGTCGACCACCGTGTTCCATTCCTTGGCCGCATTTTCCTTGTGGACCCGGGTGACCTTGTTGCCCTTGCCGCCGGCCAGCTCACGGGCCCGGTTCGACTTCCACTTCGATGGGCTCATGTTGTACCGGAGGCCACCAGCGGCCAGAATGTCTTCCGGGACGCCGCCGACCTGGGCGAGAACCATGCCCTCCGTGTAACGGGAGGCGTCGAACACTGGTGACAAGGTGAACCGGAAGAAATCTCGGATTGTCTGGGAGGCGTCAGCCATGTACGCCCAATGCCTCCAACGGACCGAATCGTCCCACTTGGCGGCAATCTGCGGGCCCTTTGACAGTCGCTGGATGGCCTTCAGGGTCCTCGCCATGTGCTTCGGGTCGTCGCCGTGCCACAGCTTGAGAAAGCCGTCGTGGGCGCCGGCCTTTGTGACGCCCAAGTCTGGAGTTATCTGCTTACCTCCAAGCTTTGGGATCATTCGAGGTACCCGTGTGCCACTCGCCACCTTGCCGACGATCGCTCCACCGGCCATGCGTCCCGTTAGGGCAGCGGACATGGCTACGGCCAGGTGTTCCACCTTCGAGGTGATGCCGCCCTCCATCCACTCCTTGTCGGACCAGTACAGGTAGCCGCCTGTCCCGAGGGCCCCGCCGGTGAGGGTGGATACCCCACGGGTTGAGAAGGCAGCGAACTTGGCGGCACCCTTCTGGAGCAGTGACAGGTCGGTCCGGGTGGCGACCTGGGTGCGACCCAGGAGACGCAACGCATTCGTCAACTGCGGTTTGCTCTGCAGCATGTCTTTCGTGTTGACCAGCGCCCCTCGGATGGTGCGGCCAACCACCCGAGACTCCTTCAAGGCGGCATGGATGAGGACCAGTTCACGGTCGCTCAACTCCAGGCCGTCCAGTTTCGAGTATGCCCGCAGCCTGGGAACGGCCGCCTTCCACACCTGGTTCGCTTTGACGAGGTCTGCTGGTGCTGCCGGCGTGAACGCCGACTGGACGTTGGCCCACGCACGGTTGACCATGAACGAGTCCCTCGACTTGCGCCACGTTTCGATGCCTTCGTCGCCCAGCTCCCGGGCGACCTTTTGGAGAATGTCGACGATCTTCTCCAAGTCAACGGAGCTGCGCTGTTCGTAGTTGCGGGCTGCTGCACCGACGTTGGGCTTGTACTGCATCAGCTGCTTATGCAGCACCGTTCGTAGCTGCGACCGGTACACGGCAGTGATGTACTCCGGCTCGAACCGTTGGACACCACGACCGACGCCTCGGACGACCTTCTTGAATCCCTCGACCCCGCCGGCGATCATCCGCCCGGGGACAACCCCTACACGGTCGATGTACTTCGTCTTGTCGACCAGGTCAGCGATCGACACCTCCAGACCCAGGAGGTCGGATGGGGCGGCGAACTCTGTGCCGTGGACGAGTTTGTAACCGTTCCCCTGGAGTTTGGCGGCGAGAGCGGGCGGGATTGACTCCAGGTCCACTTCGGCAGCCGTGAACGGCAACTGTCGACGGAGGGCCTTCAACTTCTCTGCGAGAGGCAGAGTGCTGTCGATGCCGTAGTCCGCCACCCACCGGTCAGACCGGTTGATCTCCTCCAGGCGTTTGGCGATATGGCCGTCCACCTCGGACAGCCACGGCGTGTGTGCCGCCTCGGATATTTCCTCGCCCATGGCGGTCATCCGGGGCGGGTTCGGGTCCTGGGCCAGCTGCTGCTTCCTGACGTACCTTTGGACACGCTTTATGCGCTGCATCTCCTTAGCGTTCAGGAGGGCTCCACCGTGGCGGAGGACATTCTCGTCGTTCATCCCAGCCATGACCTGACCAAGTTGCGCCTCGGTGATCCTCTCAAACCCGCCGACAGCGGACGATTCCTTCAACACCCGCTGAAATACCTGGCGGTTCCCACCTGTCTTGAACTCACGGGCCGAAGCCTGCACGGCTTCCAGGAAACTGATGACAGAAATCTCGGTGGCCTTGTCGCCGTAGAGAATCGTTCCTGGTTTAGCCATCGTGAACCGGCCATGCTTCGGGAACGAACGGGCGGCGGCATCAAACATGCCGTTCCAGTGGTGGCTCGTGTTGTTGAAATCAAGCCAGTCGGGGTCCTCCATGATGTCCTGGAAGTCATTCAGCCAGGTCCGGTCTTCCGGGTTGTCGAACCACGACTTTTGCGGCTTCAACCGGCCCCGCTTGGCACCCACCGGGATGCCGGTCTCTGGTGAAACAACTTTCGCCCAGGACGCCGATTCGAGATCGCCACGGCCCCAAGCGGCCATCACGTCATCGGACGCTTCCACGAACTCGTCCCAGGCCCCGAACCTCTTGAGGTGCATAGCCATCGACTCTGAGAGCATCCCTGGTTGCATGTGGGCGCCCATGATCTCGCCCCAGACCTGCAGGCGTTGCTCGTTGTGCTTCGCTATTGCACTGTCGACGAACCGTCGGGCAACATTGTCGTCGCTACGTTCATACGCTTTGACATACCTGTCGAACCTGCTTACGGCCTGATCTTCGGTCTTCGATCGGGACAGGGCCTTGTACCACAGGAACCCGTGAGGATCGTCAGGGTCGATGTACCGGATCTGGCCGATAAGCCCGCTGCGACGCTGAACGTAGGTGTGGTCGTACTTGATTGCGTTTCGGATGTATTCCGGGCGTAAACCCTTGCCGACCAAAGACAGTGTGGCGGCCTCCGCTTCGATAGCGGACATCGTGGCAACCCACAGCATGTAACCGCCGAGCGTTTCCTCATTCCCGCCCGTGAGGCGAGATGCGAGGGCTTTAGTAGCGCCCACCTCCCTGACCTCCTGCTGCCACAGCTTCATCTGTTCACCCCTGCGGGCCTGCTTCTGAGCGGCATCCATGCCGGCCTCGGCGACCTCGTCGCCCATCTGAATCCACTTGAGTACCGCCGAAGCGCCCTCGTCGGAGTAGTGGGCGTGCTGACCGACCTTGGAGAAGTTCTTCACGAACCCGAAGGGCTTACCGAGAGTTCCTGGTTCCAGGATGTTGTACGGCGTGAACATGACTTCCGCCAAACCCCAGACGAACGGGTTGTCGGTGAGTTCCTCGAACCGTTCCGGCGCACCGGGAAGGATCTCCTCGAGACCGACCCCGTCGTAGCCGAAGCGGCCCTCCAGGCGGGAGACGAACCCGACCCGCATTGTCTGCTGGACGCCCTTCTTGGCGATCATCACACCACGGAGGTTGCGCCAACCAGCCATGGTGTCCCCAGCCTTACCTGGGAGCCTCCCACCGAGCAGGCCGGGCTTCGACATGCGAGCCAGGTCGGCGGCACGATCAGCGGAACCGCCGAAGGCACGGGCGAGACGGCCTGCGTCCATGCCGGCGTCGGCAGCCAGCTCCCACTTCGAGGCCCCCTCAGCGACCTGCCAGGCACGCAAACCTTTCCATGCTGGGGCTCCAGTCCGAACGGCCATCGCCGTCGCACGGGAGAAGTGGTAGACCTCCCCGACGCCGGTAGCTAGCAGAGCCATGTTGACGATCGGCATGACGAGGTCATCGACCGGGCCGAGCATCTTCCAAAGGTCACGGAGGTCGCCGTGCTCGACGAACTTCTTGAGCGAATGGCCGGCGGCCCCAGGGGACCACCGGGCCGCTTCCGACTTGATCTGGTCCGTGTCCCACCAGAATCCGAGATCAACAGCGGCGTTAGCGAGACCAGTGGGGGACAACCAGTCGTAGAAGAAATCGGCGATCTGGCCGACTGACGAACCAAGCGCCGGCGAATCACCAGACTTGCGGCGAGCGAAGTCGTCGGACGACATCTGCCAGATCACTTGGTTGAGTTGAGGGTTCCATCGTTCGTCCATGGTGACGTCGTCGGCGTTCAGGTAGCCCCGGCGGATAGCCCGTTCCTTGAAGGCAAGGATCGACGCAGAACCCTCGACGTCCTGCGGGGCTTTCTGCCCGGCGGTGGCTCGAATAAACTGGCGCATGTCCGGGATCCCACCGAACGGGCCCTCGTCGGGAGGTGCGGTCGTAGTCGGAGGTGTGCCGGTCCCCGACATGAGTTGCGTGTTGGCCGGTCCAAGGTCAACAATCTGGAGGCGCTGGGGCGCATTCAGAGTGTCAGCGATGTCGGCATCTAGGCCGTAGGCGAAGTCGGAAATCCCGGACGGGTCCAGGCCAGACATGGCTGCAATGTCGAGCTTCACCATGTCAGGCATCGCCGGCAGCGACCATGACGATTCGACAGCCCGGAGGGCTTTCAGGTTCCGGTCAATGTCAGCGAACGCCTGACCGTCGGGTCGGGTCGGCGAAGCGAACGGAACGGGCTGGGCCATCAGGAACCCCTCGGTTTCGGATCAAGGTTGCCAAGGAACCCGGTGCGGCGAAGGGCCTGCTGGGTGTCGTCAACCAGGTGGGAGTGCATGCCGCCGGTGGGGTTCGCCGGGTATTCGATCGAAATGTTGTTCCCACCCCGTTTGAAGTCCGCTGTGGCGGTCCTGGTCAAGACAACGACCCGGGCTGGTGGCCGGCCAGGAATGGTCCGCTGGTTGTACATGACCTCTGGGAGGGCGGTGCCTTCATCCGGGATGTACATGGCGATGTGGGTCGGGACACGCCCATCAACTTTCACGTCGAACAGGTGCTTGGAGTTCCTGGTGCTTCCCAGGGTTTCCGGGTTGAGCACCCGTGCGGTGTTGTCCCAGAACGTGGCACCGTTGCTCGTTGTGAACTCGTGGAGGTGCTCCGGGGCTAACGATGAGCGACTGGAGTGGCGAAGGCTCTCAGAGTCCTTCATGTAGGACCACATGCCGTCGTGCTCCATGACATACGCCTGGCCGGAATGGGATGCACCCGGGTCGGCGTCCGGGGAAAGCTGAACGAGGCGACGACCGGATGGGTCAACGTAGTGGTGTTCGTTCACGGCAATCGACCCGTAGGGGGCTTCATTGTCGCCGTTGGTGTACGCCACGAGGTCCAGGATCTCTTCCTGGTAGATGTCGTCGAGGCGCCGGCCGACATCGGAGCCTTTCATCAGGGACGGGTCGTTGAACAGGGTGTCGTTCGACCAGAAGCGTTGCGGCATCAACACCGCTTTTTGTGGTGCGAATCCGTTGCGCTGGATCTGGGTGGCGGAAGCCGCCATCGTTTCGGTGAACATCGCCCCCCGGGCCAGCTCGGAGAACATTTGCGAATGCTTGAGGTAGGCGACCACCTCGCCGTGGCGATCGAATGTGTTCCCGAGGCCGGCATGGCCGAAGAAGTCGTGGACCGCTCGGAACATGTCGTGCTCACGGTTCGACATGAGAGGGTGCGGGCCGGTTGTTTCCGTCGCCAAGACCCGCAGGGTCTTGTTGTCTCTGATGTCTCGCATCAGCTCGGCCGGTGAGTTGTACGGGTCGGTGGCCTGCACGATGATCTCGATACCCAGGTCGTCACGAACAAAGGCGTATTGGGCTTCGATCTCTTTGACGAGCCGGCGGTACGACCGGTGGGTGGCACGGCGCTGCCTCGATGTCGGCTTCACGGGGGCCGCCTCAAAGGCCCTGGCGATCTCCTCGGCACGAACCGGGTCGAACACGGTTCGTCGGCCAGCTACCGGCGACTCCATGGTGGTACCCATCCGTGCCTGCTCTTTGATCCCACGGGGGACACGGAGGTCGAGGGCCCGGCCGTGGCCGTCGATGTACGCCATGGCGCCCTGGACGGAGATGTCCTGACCCATCGCCCGATGAGGGCGTTGCTCAGACAGGATCACCATGGCCCGATTCTGCGATTGGGCATCAGGGAACGTCAGCACCATTCGGACCCGGCCAGGTTCGGTCGACAGTTCCGGGATCAAAGTGTCCGGGTTCAAGCCCGCTTCTACGACCTCGGCCCGGGACCAGTATTCACGGCCCTTGTGGCGCCACACGCTGGCGGAGCCATCGTGAGCCGGTTCGATCTGGTGGGTGAAGTTGACGCCTCTTTCGGTGAGGAGGTCCACTGTCACCAGGTGCCCGGGGTAGGCACGGTCTGATCCATCCGGGGCGAGCTTGGCGGCCGAAATGCCGATGTGGCGGCCGTCCTCGAACAGGAGGGCCCGATGGCCGGGCGTTTCGATCCGGTACCCGGTCAGGCCCTGGGTACCGTCAGTCTTGGTTCGCATAGCCCGGTTCAGCAGGTCGAGCTGGACGTCAATGTCGGCGACTGCTGCGCCAACCTTCGGGCGCATGATCTGCCCGGCGTCTGTCCAACCCACAGAGTGGTACATGTTGCGGTTCGTTTCTATCGCCCCTGGTGGGGCCACCACGAACATGCCGTCCTCAGTCATCGACAAGGCAACGGTATGTTCCGGGGCCTTGCCGGCTGACGTCAACCCGCCTGGGGTGACCCGGCCTTGAGCTGACTGGCGGGCACCTGGCTTGTGGCGGCCTCGAAGCTGCTCGGTGGTGAGGAACACCCCACGGCTTTCCCGGGCAATACCGGAGTAGACGACGTTCTGCGGAAGAGGCTCACTGGCCCACTTCATAAAGCGGGAGTCGAACACCTGGTTGGAACCGATGCCGTCAATGAACAGTTTCGGGAGGCGAATCTCTTTGCCTGTTTCGGGAACGACCGACTTGTACTTCTGGGTGACGCCCCGCCATTCCCGCCACCGGACCCACATGATGGCTTGCACCTCTGATGGGGACAGGAAGCGTGTGACACCGCCGACCTGCTGCGGGCCGATAGCAACAGAAACGGCTTCCAAAGCTCTGCCGACCAGCGGGTAGACATCGTCGGCGAACGAACCCGCCGGGGTGAACGACCCACCGAACGCCATGTTGATGGCATGCCGGTCAACGACTCTCGGAACGGTCATGCCTAGTTCCTTGAACAGGCCGTCAGCTTCGGTGGCGGCGATCATGCCCTTACTCATCGCCCAGGTCAGGGACGCCTGCTTGATCGAATCGTCGACTGACGAGTTGATGATTGCCAGAACAAAGTTGGGTTGCTTCAACGCTTTCCCGTCGGAAAGCATTGCCATGAAATGGCCTTGGATCAGGTCGTCGGGAACGGCATGGAGAGCCATGATGTTGACGGCTTCCGGCAAAGCGAGCTTCAAGCCCACGTCGTTCATGTGGGCGTGGAGCCGTTCTGCGTTGGCGGTCGGGTTTTCCCGGAGGTACAGCAGCACAGCTACCGACTTGTCGATGTTGGTTTCCCACCGTTGGGCAGCCGAGGTCAGGGAAGCAACCCCGACGACCCGGTCAGTGTTGAGGCCGTGGAACTGGGCGGCGCCGTCAGCGTCAGAGTGAGCCAACCGGTACCAGTCAACGGCTGCGGTCCCGTCTGTGGGGGGGTCGGCCTGGAGGCGGTTCGGGCCCAACACCCCTGAGGTTTGCAACTCTTCCATGTGGGGGATGACCTGGTCGTCCCAGAACTTGACCATGATCTCCGACATGTGGGTTGCCGTGGCTTCCGGCGAATGCCTCGCTATGGACCCGAGGCGGGTCACAAGCTGTGGTTCGGTCAGCATCCCGGCGGCGACACCGTCGAACAGGACCGGTGCGAGAGAAACGCCACGGTTACGGCCACCAAGGTGGACACCGACGACGGCGAACCGGGCGTCGCCGAGCATCGCCATCTGCGGGTGAGCGATCGCCGCAGTCAACTCGGCATGCTCGAGAACCCCGGCGGTCAAGTCATTCAACTCGTCAAGGGTGAGAACGTCGCCTTTCTTCATCCGGGCCCAAAGCCCACCTACGTCGGCGAACCCATCGTCGACGGAGAGGAAACCCCGGCGGGCAATCGTGTCGAACTTGGAAAGCTCATTGCCGGTGGCTGACACCCGGACGATCCCAGGGGTCATCCCCGGTTCGTTGACGCTCCTGACATAGTCGGGGAGACGCTTGGATAAGGCGTCACCGAGACCGATGAGGAAACCCTCAACCTGTTCGGCGGTCTTTACCCGGCCACCCAGGATTGCGGTCCTTAGCCGGGTGACCCGGTCGGCTTCCTTGAAACTGTTGTTGACACCGTTCAACGCCACCATCAGCTGCTGCGACGTGTCAGTCGTAGTTGGGATGACACCGCCGGCCATGATTGGGCTGTCGGTAACGCCAGCTAGGCGAGACAAGTCGTCAGGGTTCGTGACCCTGGAAATCACCGGGACAACGTCAGCTGTCTTCGGTGAACGTGCTCCTGGTGTCAGCGCCGCCGCCCTGGCCGGCATAGGCAAACCGAGAACGCCCATGGCGTGGGCCGCTCCACCAGTGGCAGACAGCGGCAAACCGACGACACCGAGTGCCCCCATGCCTTTGGTCAACCAGTCGGTGGGGGCAGATAGCAGCTCCCGGCCCATCCGAAAGCCCTGAACCTCGCCGATGCCAGGGGTTACGAAAGACGCTTCGTGAGCGAAGTCCTTGAGGGTGGCGAACAACTCCTCTGTGGTGAACGCATTATCCGACTTGGCCCTTTCAGCGGCCATAGAACCGGTGATTGCGCCAGGGACCATCATCCCAGCTAGCTCAAGGCCGCCTCGGAGGACGCCCTTCTGCTTGATCGGGTCGAGGAGACCGCCGAGGGCGCCCTCTTCTGGTACCTGTTCCTCGTCGGGCAGGGTTCCGGGGACGGCTACCTGGCCGGCCACGGTTACCGCCTGCCTTCGATCAGGCTGTCTCTAACCAGCTTCGCCCAGTCACGAGTCTCCTCGGAAACATCCGGGTGCGTGGTCAAAGCATCAAGGATCGCTAGCCGCTGCTGATCAGCGGCCTGCGCCCGGGGAGGCATCTGAACGCCGCCAGGTGCCAGAGGCTGACCCAACGGAACGTCCGGCCGGTTGGTGGGGGCCAGCAGTGCGGCAGGGATACCGCCCTGGCCTGACTGTGGGGGGCGTGAGGAAGGGGGAGGGGCCGGCGGAGCAGCGCCAGTCCCCCCCGCCCCCGGGGGGCCCATCGGTGGCAGAGACTGCCGGAGCCTGGACAGGTCCGCCTTCTCACCGTAGGTGCCGCTCTCCGGGCTGTTCACCGACGTGTCTGCCGTCGGGGTCTTCTCAAGCTCTGGTACGTCAGGCATTACTGGCAGCTCTCACACGTCTCAGGGTTCTCAAGGTCGCACTGCGCTTCGATGACCTCGTCATCGTCGAACATGGGACCCAGCTCGACTCTTGGCGTCACGGCAGGCCACGGCATCAGCCAGTCACCTGCGTGCCAAGCATGCCGCCCGGACCGGCCGGCGTGCCGAGGCGTGCCAACAGGTCGGCACCCTCAGGGGCCGACGGGGGAGCGGGTGGCATCGGGCCACCGTCAGGGCCAGGGGGAGGTGGTTGCATCCCAGGCTGGATCGGTGCACCGAGACCGGTCTCGATCTGGCTGTCAGCCAACTCCTCTTCGGGCTTCACGATGTACTCCTCGAACAGGTCGAACAAGTCGTCGCCCTTCTCCCTCGCACGGGCGATCTCGACAAGGGCCCTGTTCGGGATCTGACCCGATTCGACCCCCATGAGGAGCTTGGCGAGGGCCATACCCCGGAACTTCTCCGTGTCGAGGCGGGACCGTTCCCGACCCACGTCGGTCAAACCGTCGATGTTTTCCTGCACGAACTCCTTAGACACAAACTCGGCCTGCGAGTACTGGATGTGGAGGACCGCTGACTGTGCCGGGTCCCGACCCAGGCCGAGGCCGTACTCCACCCGAAGACGATGGGACGTGTCGATGTCCGTCGCCGGGTTGTACTCGGCGAGGAACTCCTGGTTGCGGAGGATCCCTGCAGCCGTCTTCGTCCCAGGGAAGTACGCCTTGTCGATCTCCAAGGCGATACGCAAAGCCCGCTCCAGTTGACGCTGCAGGATCTGGTGGTAGGTGCGGATCGCCGTGTTCATCATCCCGGCGGAAGCCTCCAGGAACTTCGCCGAAGCGATGCTCTGGTCAATCTCCCCTGGGCGGGACTTCGGCCAACGGCCACCAACATGGATGCCGTCAATCAGTGACATCAGGTCGGCCTGCACATTCAGTGAAGACACAGCCGGCGGAACCCGGCCGATCGCACCCTGCGGGCCCAGCTCGATAAACGAACCGCCACCGTAGGGCATCTCGCCAATCAGGTCCTTCACGAAAATGTCTGAGTAGACGGCCTGGTCGGCGTAGTCGAGGATCAAACCCATCAGGCGGATGTGGGCTTCGAGGAGACCGATGACCTGATCGAACTGTCCTCGGATCTCACCATCAAGAGAGATCCGGGAACCGATCACCACCGGGCAGATCCCCACCTTGTTCTCGATGCGGTCCAACAGGACCGGGTAGGGGACATCGTCACGGTCGTTGTAGGCGACGATCCCAGAAGACGACGCCGTGTACAAGCCAGCGAGGACGTACTCGTCTTCGTCGTAGTACTCGACAAGGACCACCTTGGCGTTCTCGTCGGGGGCATGCAGCTTGGAGTCCTGACCGACCAGGTCCTGGATCTTGTCCTGGTACTCGGCGGGGAGCTGAGTGAAGTACACCTCCCTGGCGAACAGGCAGCGCCGAACCTCATCACCAGGGCGGAACCCTGGCTCCGGGTAGCACTGCCGTGGGTCCCGGCGTTCAATCAACGGGATGCGCTGATCAAAGTCGGGGGTGACCGTCCACACCGACATGCCGTAAGCGCCCTTGTCCATCACCGAACGGGGGATCAACATGTCGACAGCGTTGATGTCCATGTACGACACGGCGATCTGCTCCATCGAGCGGGCCGTTGCCTTAGCGGTCTTCGTCGCCTTCTCCGGTTGGACCCGGACCGTCGGCACCAGAGACGCCGCCTCGGACGTGTCCTCCAACGCCACCTGAATCAGGTTCGGTGACCTCGAATCCACTGACTCCTCGTCAGGGTCGAAGACGTCAAAATCGCCGGCGCACACCCGGTCGATGGTTTCCATGCGGACATCACGGTCGTAATGCCGGGACCGCCACTGGGCGTACATCGACGGGAGGCGGTCAATGTCGAGCATCAGGTACGGGGCCGTTCCGCTATGTCGAGCAGAGTGTTTTCGATGTGTGTCATAGGTCGTCCGGTTCTCACCTCAAACGCCCGGGCCCGAACCTCGGCCTCCGTGGCGTCGTTCGGCATCGTGAAGTACACGGGCTTGTCGTCCAGCAGGGTTCCGCAAACGATCTCTTCATCGCTGGCCTGTTGAGCCGTCTGCTCGAAAGCTCGACGGTTGCGGAGTTTCTCGAACATGGGTCTCGTTGCCCTACCCGACAGGTGTCACTCAGGAGTCCAGATTGTCGGGTCGATGTTGCCTGGCGCCGGCCCATCAGCGGCGTCGTACTCCTCTTCGCTGCCGTGCGGTTGGGCCTGACCAACGGTCTGACGGCGGTACCCCCACTGCCCACGAGTCATGTGACCAGGACGCTGGTCACGCAAAGCAACCCCACGGATCTCCTGGTTCTGAAAGTCGACAACACGCCGGCGGCGCTTGATGCGGTTAGGGACCTTCATGCGTTCATGGAACATTGGGAGGTGCGCCCGGTTCAACAACTCACGGGCCCCCAGGTCCGCAAACCAGAAAGACATCACCCGGTCCGAGACGTTCCCCATCGGGAACGCCACAAGCTCCTCGATCAACGGTTGAAACACCTGCGTCGTCGGTGCGTTCCCCCACGGGATCGACACCAAGCCGGTTTCCATCAGGGGAGCCAACGACTCGACACCGAACTGCGGATCCCACTTGTTGCCGTGAGTGTGATGGGGGACAACCCGCACCCCTCGCTTAGCGAGGTGCTGAACGAGCTCCATGTCGTACTGCACAATCTGGGACTGCACACCATTCGACTCGACCCGCCACTCAAACAACGGGTACCGGTCCGTCCAATCCAGGATCTGGTCTTTCATCTGAGGGGCCTTCATCGACTTCACCGCCAACGAATCCACCAGGTACCGTTTGCCGGTAGCAGGGTCGATCCCCACCAGAGTGAACGCCGTGTACCCCGACCCCTTATTACCCCCCGCCGGATCCAGGCCGGCAAACAGCCGCCACGACGAATCAAACTGGCCTCGGACCCTGGACGTGTCCTTACACATGTCGATCATGTCCTGCGTGAACGACGCCCCCGTGCCAGGAATATCGACCTGCTGGTAGATCAACTGGAAATC